TTTGTAATTTGTTTGGCAGGTTATTAATTTTAAAGTCTATTAAATGATCAACCCAGACCATCTAACGACTCAACTACTATGAGGACCAGCAAACCTCTTTCCTAAATAGGAACTTTAGGGAACGCCTTTGCGAGTAAACATTTAAATCCATTCTATTATGATACATTATGTAGTTGAAATTTATCATAACCAGTAACTATCTAAATGTAATAACTTTTGGTTTTACGGACATGTCATTTAACGCCCGGCGAAAGTTATTTATAACTCTCAAATTCTTCTAGTAAGGATTCCCACGTTGGAAAAGTTGAATCTTGAACATAATGTTGTAAATTACAATATTCTACACACTGCATAAGCAAATCACGTTTTTTGTGAAATATTTCTTTACCATAAAAGAAATATTCACGTATAGCTGTTGTGATTATACCTACAGCCTGTTCCTCAATCACTACAGAACTAGAGGCAACACACACCATAAGCATTTTTTCAATTGAATCATGAGCTAATGGACAAAAATATGCTTTCGCATCTTCGTCCCACCGCCACGTCCTTTTTAGAAATGATGCTTCCCGTATGTTTATAAAAGGTACTGAAATGGAATGCTTATCAGCCATAGTGTATTCCACATCTATAGTCATCAAAATCTCTTGTAAACGTGTATGGTTAAAAAATGTACATTTATCCGATACTCCCATAATATTATCATCTCCATATGTAAAAAGATTAATATTCTTCTTGAAAGTTGAAACCTCATGACATGGATTAGCTTCAAAATAGCAGTAACGCATATACAATGAATTGACTAAGCTATTAATGATGACTGTAAGAGGATGTCCCGAAGGATTAGACCCATAAAATTCTATAAGATCTCCATTGAAATCCACTAATGGGAAAGCCACATCATAAGATATACCCAAGACGACATTTAAATCATCCCTGGTATACCCAGCTTTTTCACATATCGCATAAAGTATATCAAATGCAGCCAATATCATGACGGAAGGCATTTTCTTATCAAATTTACTATAATCACCTGCTATTATTCGATCTTCACCAAATTTTGTCAGGTAATTGTAGATTTCACCCCATTCGTGTGACTGAGCTATTGTGCCTGGTCCCATTTCAAAGACAAATCTGTTGTTCTGTATTAAACGAACGACTGAAAGAAGATATTTACGCACCACTATGGTAAAATCCATAGGAGCACCAGTAAACACTCTGGTCTTCTTCATTTTATACTTCTCGAATGTAACAGCTTCATCCTTAAGATGTGCACAATAATTTGGATGCGCTCTTTCACCACGTTTGTATCCTGCTATAATATTACGAACCCTATTCATGATTTCATCATCTACCTTAACTGGATCATCAAGACCATAAATAGGAGCCACTTTTTCCAAAAATTTCCGCTTTGAACATTTCCATGGATTGCCTGCACTAGTGTTACGATTGATTTTATCTATATACGCTACACCAACGGCACCATTAATAGTTGTGACATCATCTAGCACATGGACTATAGATAAGTCTAAATCTGCATCGAAAATATCTTTAATGTATCCTTGTTTGCATGTATTCAAAATATCCATATTCACCAAACACCGTGGATTTACCATGTCTTTGATTGCCAAATACCATGGTTCCCAACCAGACATCACTGGCGAGCGATATTTTTGCTCATACCCCTTACATTTCAAATAATCAAACATAGGTGTACGTACAACTTTTGATTTACCTCTATAGTGATGGTTCTTAAAAGAACCATATACAATAGCAGAACCTTGAGGGATATATCGAATAGGACTCTTTAAATTTAAATTACCCAACTCACGCTGTGCACTTTCCGAAGACAATTGTGGTACACCTTGAGAAACGAAACCTTTCAAACCATATTTACGGTAGAAGTCACCAATGCTACAGCGATTGAGTATACAAGCGAAGCGAATTCGGTGAACAAAAACCTACGTGAATTTTTCCTTAGCGCCAGCATTCGCCATGGTGATAGAACGC